ATTTTATCTATATCAACGTTGCCATCAATAATAGAATTTTTTTTAAGGTCTGTTGTGCTTATAAATAATGCTGTTGCCATTTAGTTTCTAAATTTCATTTTGTTCCAATACTCTGCTGTATAACCTTTGTATTTCATATCCTTTGGTGCAACAGGCACTTTCTGTGCATTCGCTTCTGGTTTAAAACCTCGTTTTCTTGCCTCTGTTGTACTTATTTCAGTTCCTAAACTCTTTGCACCCTCTTTGCGTACATAAGTCTTTCTTAGCCATTTATGGCTACATCTTGCACCACCTTTGTAAAGCCATATAGAATAAGTATCACTACCACCCTTACCAAATCCTGCATTTACTACTTTGTTTTCCATAGCTTCAATATCCTCTTTTCTATATACCTTTTTAGCACTTACCATTTTAGAACAAAATTGTCTTGAAGTTGCTTTAGTTCGTGCAGGGCTATACATATAGCGTACTAAAAACTCGTTTCCTTCTTCTTTTGTTTGTTTACTTGTACCGTCTTGCTCACTCTCTCTATAAGGTTTTGCGCTTCCTGTACTTACAAACTCCCATATTTTAGATAGTAAACTTTTGTCTTTAGGTTGGTTAAGGTCTGTTATTACCTCATCTAAACCCTCTTCTTCGTCATAGTTTACCTCTCTTTCGTCTATTACCTCAAACTCTTTTAGTAGTTCTTCTTCGTCTTGTCCTAAGTCTATTAAAGCATCTGCAATATCGCTACCTAATTCGTCTGGTAATTCTTGACTAAGTTTTACACCTGTTTCTTCCTCTCGTGTTTCTTGGTCTACTACGTTTTCTAAGTCCGTAAACTCTAAAGGTTGTAACGTCTTAAAATATAGTTTTAAGCTAATATTATTATAAGCTAATATACTATCAAAGGCATCTATTAAAAGTGTCTGAAATGGTCTTATAACGGTGTTATCCATTAGAATACTTGCAGTCTTTAATTCATCAGCATTGTTCCCCAAACCGCTACTGTCTTTAATACCTAATAACATAGGACTTACAACCCTGTGTGCTACCATAATCTTTTTACCACTCTCATCACTTAAGAATTGGTATTGGTTATGAGCGTCGCTTAATTGTATTGGCTCAATAGTTGCTGCGCTTTCTGGGTTGTCATTAAAGGCGAGTATAAATTTTCCAGCATTACTACTTCCGCTAAATTTTTGATATATTCTATTTTCTAACATTTGGCGTTCCTCTGCGTTCGGTGTGCCATTGTTGAAGTTGATAAGCATACTTGGTGCAAGTCCATTAAGTATGTTATTTAAGTGATAGTTAGATATTTCTTCCTCTAACTCCGCATATTGCAACCCACCTTGATAATCAGGACTTGAATAATATTTATACCCTGCTCTGTATGGCTTTACATACACAATCTCAATAGCTTCTTTTGAGTAACCAAAAGCAGGTATTCTTGTGCAGTCCTTTACGTTCTTTACTTTAGTCCAATCATCAGAGTAGTAATACGCTTCTATTTCGCCCTTATCGTTGCATTTTTCGGCTCTTAAATTCTCTACAGGGATATGTTCTACTCGTGCCACAGTCTTGCGGTCTTTTGAGTATATAACCTGCATCGAGCATTGCCCCATAAGTTTAAGGTCATAGCACAATTTACGCACACAATCCTTGTGAAATAAAGTCATCATTTTAGCATACGCCTCTGGCTTTCTGTTGCTGTCTAAAGCACTTAAACCTTTGCCGTAAATCATTTCACTAATACCATTTATAATAGCATTGTTTGTAGGACTACCATTATAGCGGTCTATTAGATAACTAAAATAATTGTTATCAGTACCATACGCCACCCACTCCTTATTTGATTTTTCTACAATCTCTGGGCTTGTATATGTACTTAAATTAACTACTCTTAAATCGTTCATAATATAATATAATCATTATCAAAACTATCCTCTTGTACATACTCATCTTTATTAATAGAGTAGTAATCATTGTTAGTTTGGTTTATTGTTTGGTCGGTGCAAAATACTTTGTCTTTGTATATTACTGCACTTCCGTTTTTAACTTCTAATATGTAAAAATCGCCCTCTGTTAGTGTTCCAAAAACCGCATCAAAACTCATATAGTTTTTATCAGTAGTTGCAGTTGGTGTTACACTTACATTTGCGCCTGTGCTTTCACTTGTTAAATTTACAGTAATTGCACCCTCAATATATTGTCTTGGTATTATCTTAAAGGTTTTATTACCACTTGTAGTTATTAGCTTCATATTAATATATAAACAAAACTAAATTATTTTGTATTGTATGTGTATAAAAAAAGGGCTACCTAAAAAGATAACCCTTTAATTTAAAACCCTAATTTATTATGCAGTTGGGTCTATTTGTGTTGCAGAAGCATCATCAGTAATAACAGTAGATGTTACAAAATAAGGCGGTGCAGTTTCTTGTGCAACCGCTGTAATTGTATATCCTGTTAAATCCCCCATAGCTGCACCTGTTACGATAGTTCCACCATTTACATCAGCACCGTGTTCTAATCCCATAAGGAAATAGTTTCCGTTATAGTCCTCGATAGCAATGTGTGGTCTTGCGTGTGCAATTAGTTTTAGTTCTTCTTGTGTCGCTTTGTCTTGAAAGGTCAAAGTTAGGTTAAGTGTACTTTCATAAAAAGTAGTACCATTTTCACGAGAAGAATTTATAGCGGTTTCTAAAGATGAATTACCTTTAACATCAAATTGAAACCAATCAGGCGTACCTGCTAATGCAGTAATTTCCCCTGCTACAATAGTAGCATCGCCTAAAGTACCATAATCAGCAAAGTAAATAGTTTTAATACCACCTACTGCCGATTTGCAAGGTACTTTTCTTCCTGTAGTTAATGAACAAGCCATATTTTTAAAGTGTTTTTAAATAAAAAAGGGTAGGGCAAATCTCCCCACCCCTTTTCACGTTGATTAATTAATTATTATTAGTTTGCAGAGTTTGTGATACCATAAGTAACAATATCCCCTACTTGAGCATATTGTACACCACTTGTAAATCGCATTACAACTCTTACGTTTTGGCTTCCGTCAGTTTCAGCCATATCAATAACTCTTACCTCGTTAAGGTCGTTTAACAATCCTGTACCGAAGAACAAGTTTGACTTTTCAGCTGCAATAGCAGTGTTGTCAGCAAGTCCAGCAGTTGGAAATAACTTAACACCATCAAAGAACAAATCACCAAGTACTTGGTTGTTTCCTTTATTGTCATAACCGTTAGCACCAACACCTGCAGCACCAAATCCACCTAAAGCACGAACATAAGCACGATAGATGTTTTGTGCAACGTAAATATGTAAATCTTCTTTACCATAAACAGCAGAAGGGATAGCATCTACAATCAAACCAAGTTGTGCAACTACGTTTGAAGCATCTACAGTTGTTCCTGCAATTTCGTTAGCAGCAGGTAAATCAGCATCTGCAGCTAATAAAGTAGAAAACCCATCAAATTGACCTGAAGTTCCTGTATCACCTGTCCAAATGTTTCTTTCTGTACGGTCTGCTACTTTTGCAGCAACGTGAGCCAATACAAAATCAGAAAAGTTTGAAGGTAGGTTGTCAAATGCAGAATATCCCATTTGAGCAGCTTCCCAATCGCTATGCAAATCTTTTTTACAAATGTCAAGGTTTACTTGAAATTCCTCTGGTTGTAGGATTTTTTCAGTTAGTGTTAAAGTACCCTGTCCTGTTTGAAAATCACAAGTAGCGTCCTTTACGATAGCATCAGTAGACGCCTTTTTAAGTACTGACTTAAATTTTACATTAGGCATTACAGTAATACCGCCTTTGTCTAATGTGTCAGCAGATAACAAAGCAGCAGCGATATACTTGCCACTAAATTCACCTGCATAAGTTGAAGTAATTGATACACTCATTTTATTTTAGTTTTTAGTTGTTTATTAGTTTATTTATTAATTAAATTTTGCCATTACTCTATCCAATGTACTCATTCTTCTGTTTTGTGAGATATTGAATTTAGATAGGTTTTGTTTTGTTTCTGGGTTTGCCTTAATTGGCTCTGCAGCAGGTTGGTTAAGTTCCTCTTGTACTTCCTCTGGCACTTCGCTTAGTTCCACTTTTTCGTGTTTACAAAGTTCCTCTGTTACAAGGTTTCCTAATTCATCTGCGCTTAAATCTTCTTTTGGCTCTAACATTGCTTTAATTTCTTCAAGCATTGATTTAACCTCAGCAAGTTCTTCTTTAGTAGCGTAAACCTCTTTTTCTTCTTCGGCAGCTTCAACCTCTACTTCTTCGGTTTCTTCTTCTTCCGCTTCTTCGGTTTTAATCTCTGCAATTAACCCCTCTTCGGCTACTACTAAAATACGTCCGTCCTCTAATTGGTATTCACCAACAGGAACAGCTACTTTTTCATCTTCAGTAACAATAAATACTTCGTTACCCTCTTCAAACGCTTCTGCCTCTAAAACAGTTCCGTTTTCTAACGCTTGTTGTTCCAACTTAACCTCTTCGGATAAGTTTAGAACTTCTTTGATTTTACTAATCATATCGTTCGTGTTCATATTAATATATAATGGTTAAAAATTAATTTTGTATTTTTAGATATTTATTATTTTTTTTGCATCAGAAGTGTTTTTTCGTATTGTTCTAATCGTATCTTCAATATCATCTACAACCTTTATAACATTAACATCAATACCTAATTCTTTTGGCTGTACTCCAAGTTCTTTTGATTTTTCTGCAATTTCGTCAGCTATTTTTTGAATTAGTTTAACATCTTCTTCAATCTGGTCTGCAAACGCTTCCGCTCTTCCAAAAGACTGGTCAAGTTTATTTCTTAATTTGCCAAAATCAGATAAATCATCAACAAATTTTTGTGCAGCTGAATTTAGGTTTTTACTACCACTTGTTAATCTTGAAGCCACTTTATTAAAATCTTGAACAACCCCTAACTCAACCTTTTGAGTAGATAATTCTTCTTTGTTAATATGCTTTAAAGCGTTTTTAAAATTTCTCATTTTGTTTTAATTTATAGTTGTTTAAATATATCTTTGTGTTCTTTGTATAAAAAATATTATATCCCAAATTAAAGCAGTACCACCTATTGCGGTTATTTTTGGTGTTACTCCATTAGCTACAAAATCAGCATCAGTATAATATTGAAATAAACTGTGAAAATTTTGTGTTGTATCGTTTCCTTTGTAATATGCCATAGACTGATTAACTCGCTCTATATCACCGCTACCCTCTAAAGAAAATTCTAAATGTGTATTATTTGAATTTGCAGCAGACGACTTAAATACAATAGTTAGCACATAAGCATCATTGGTATTAACACCTAAAAACTTATTAGTTGCAGTATCATAAAAAGTATAATCGCCACTCGTTACAGTATTACCTCCGTTGTTAGGTAGTGTAACTTTAACCCCATCAGCTAAACTTAGTTTATTTGAAGAAGTATAAACCGTATCGTCAAATCTATTCCACCCTAATTGGTTATAAGCTACTAAATCAGAAACAGTAATTTTTTTAGTTTGCCCACCATTAACAATAGCTAAAACATCATCATTTGTAACAGTTGTTACTTCTGTTAATTCGCTTATTTTTTGGTTTGCCATTATGTTATAATTTTATCGTTATTTTCTTGAAGTATTAAATCACTATTTTCTTGTGCTAAAAAGTTAGGACTTACTGTACTACCTATCCCTTGCGCCCTTAAACTACCATCACAACACTTTATAGAATAGGTGTTATCCTCACATAAACAAGCCCTACGTCCTCCTTTTGGACTTGTTCTACTTGGTGTAAAAAATCTTTTTAATCGTTTCAACCCTGTCCCCTATTTAGTTTCTTATAGTTCTTACTTGACTTTAATTGACTTGTTTTGCTTTTAGCGTGTATGCCTTTACGCTTTACTCTTTTGCGTTCTATTTTAACCGCTACCTTACGCATTATTTACACTCTAAATTTTCTAAGCTTAGTAATTGCTGTTTGTGATGATATAATATAATCCTCTACGTCAGAAAATGCTCTTTTAAAATTTTTTCCTACAGTTGTACTATCTAAATCAATTCCTATATCTTTTGCCTTTCTTTTGCCATCAGCATAAGCGTTATCTATGTCTTTTTGTAGTTTTTGCAAACTTTTCTTTGCTTGTTCCATTTTAGCAGCACCATTTAAAACTTCTTGTTCTGCATCTCTACGACCATCATTAAATATACTCTGTGCTTTTTGCTCAATGTTTTTTAATTCAGTATCTAAAGCCAATTCTACTTTTATCGGCTCTTGTTTTGCTAAATACTCATTAATTAATTTTAGTGCTTTTTCTCTGCTCATTTTATTTATTATTTAGTTTGTTTAATTTACTTTCAGCCCAACGTAATCCTGCCTTACCACCCCATAATAAATAAGAGATTGTACCACAAGCGGTTGTATCGCTTTCATCATAGTATTCCTCTGCTCTTGACAAATAGGAATACATACGTTTTATAGTTTCTACGCTAATAGGTTTACCCTGCGCTAATTGTTGCGCCCTTACCTTGCCTACTTGTGTAGCGCATTTGTTGTTTACCTTTTCGTTTAGTTCTAAACCTCTCTTTGCGTTGTTCTTTACGCCACTTGGATAATCCGAGTAGCTTTCTAACACCATCTTCTTACCACCCTTTACTCGCTTGTCGTTTTTTATGATGGCTCGTATCTCACTCAATAAATACTCCGCTTCGTATTGGTCTATTTCTTTTAATAGTTCATCACTACTAAAGTCGTTTATTTTTTCCTGTGGGCGTTCCATTTTATCAGCAAAATAACCTTCTATGCTAAACCCTTTTACCTTACCTGTCTTTACAAACTCATTCCAGATTTGCTCGTTGTTTACTTTAACACTTCCAACCCACGTTCCTAAAGGTAAATCCATTCCGTATTTTACAGATTTGTCGTGTACCTTGTCCTCTACTATCCAACTTTCTACTAAACTAAGTCCGTTTATTTCGTATTGGTGTTCTAAGGTTGAGTTATTTTGTTTACCTTGCATAAGGTACATTTGCGATGCTTTTAATACAGTATCTTTTGAGAAATATATGTAGTATTCGTCCTCGCCATTTCGTCTGTATATGGGCTTATTAGGTATTAATAACGCACCCATTAAAATACGCTTTTCTTTGTCTACCTCTGCAAGTTTAAATTCTTGTGATTTTAAAGCTATAAAATCCTCTTCTATTGCAGGGTTTTCCACTACGCTAATAGCTTCAATACCTATTTCTTGTTCTTCGTCTAAGATTAATTCTACTATTCGCATATTATTATATAACTGTTTTTATTATTTTTTGTATTTATAGGGTCGCTCCCTCAACAATATTATTTTCTAAACTTTGTGCGGTTGTAACATCATTAGCTACTACATACGCCTGTACAGGTTGTTGGGTTTGTCCTGCAACTGCATCAGCTAATTGGCTTGTTTCTGTTGCGCCTACAATATTGAATGATGGTGGTTGTGAAGTTGCGGTTGTTGTGCTTGGCGCACCACCCCCACCTTTTCCGCTACTGTCTACGCTTTTAATTGCAGCTATGTTTTTCGCTGCTATACCTGCTGCTAATGCAGCTTGAACAACAGGGTATGCAGGGAACAATACTGTTATAGGCGATTTTTGTGCGGTTGTATATGCGTTCTGAACACCTTGCACACCGCTAATAGTAGCACTTGCTATCGCCATAGCTTTTCCTATTTTACTATCCTTACCTGCTAATTGTGCGACTTGGTCAAACGTATTTTTAGCATCTGCTATTGTTTGTTCTCTACGCAATTTATTTAGGTCATCAATATTTTTATCTCTTTCAGCATTTTTTTGTCTTGACTGCTCTAAAAATTCATCTAATACTATTTGTGCATCTACCTTAGCTTGTGTTCCTGCATTTGCATTGTCTACAATAGCTTGTAATCTCGCTGCTTCCTGTTCTTGTTCTAATAAATCAACTTGTTTAAGTGCTTCTAATCGTGCAACCTCATCTTCTATTTGCTCTGCATTAAATCGTTTACGTTCAATACTTAATTTGCTGTCGCTTTCTAATTTAGCATTAATTAAATCTACTTCTTCTTTGTCTAAAGAAATAGCGTTTGTTTTTTGTTCAGACCTAAAACCCTCTATTTGTGCTAATACACCCTGTTTGTTTGCTAATGCTTCTGTTAGTGCTACTTGGTTTTCAATTGAGTTATTTTTTTCTACTTCTGCTTGTGCTGCCCTTATTTGCGCGTCAGCTTGTTGTAGCATTGCTTTTTCTTGGTCATCTAAAACCTTAGCTAAATCTTCATTAGCTTTTTTCCTTTCCTCAATACTTTTACTTTCGTCATCACGTATTTGTCTTAACTTCTCGGCTTGTATGTCGTATTTTTCTACAAGTAAACCCTGTTGTGCTGCTGCTAATTGTGCTGCATTTGCTAAGTTTACATTTTCCTTTGCGGATTTTATAGTTTCGGTTGTATAATTTTTTATTGCCTTTGTTGTTTTTTCTACAAACTCCGTACCCTTGTCAAATGTGTCATTTACGCCTGTTAATACGTCTAAACTCTCTTTTCCTGCACTTTTAACGTCATCTAAAGCACCTGCAAAATCGCCACTAAATACTTTCTTAACCGCACTTGCTAAATATCCTAAAGTGTCTAAAAAACTTTCAAACCTCTCAACAATATTAGCTTTAATACTTGCGCCTAATTGTTTTACACTCTCTAATGGGTTTTCAAAAATTGCCTTGAAAAAATCTACAACCGCTCCACCATTATCAACAACGAAATTTACAAAGTCATTAAACGCAATACTTACCGCTTCAAAAACAGTATTAAACGCATCTGCAACCTTTTGGTTTTGATTAAATACTTCTGCAAGTTTTCCAAAAGCTGCAATAACCAATCCAATACCTGCTGCCTTTATTGCTGTGCCTAAACCCTTAAATCCTTTGCTTATACCACCTACGCCTTTTTCAGCTTTGTCTGAATTTTTATCTACTTGGTTTAGTTCATAGTTTACGTCCTCAATACCTTTTACAGCATCTTTAGTATCAACGTTTAACTTAATTGTTCTTTCTTCTGCCATTTTATTTCTCGTTTAAGTGCTTTGTAACCCTCTTTTAATGTTGTAGGTAGTTTGTATTTACCCTGTGCTATGCGGATATTTTCCGTTTCGCCATTAACGTATTTTAAGCTGTCTAATATTAGTTTTATCATAACGTTGTTTCTGTTATTCCTGTATCAAATGAAAATAAATCTGTTCCACTTACATTGTATTTTGCTCTTACCGTTATATTGTATGTTCTTCCACTTTCTAAACCTTTTAAATCGGTGTAATTATAAAGAGCAGGTGCGCCTATTGATGGGATACTTCCAAAAAAACCACCATCTAAATAAATATCAAAATCTGTTTCATCGCCATTACCTCTGAAAGAAATATCTATCTTAGTTGTAGTAATAGACGTTGCTTGTAATTCTGTTGGTCTGTCTAAATACGCTACTTGTCCGTTAAGTATTTGACTTGCATACTCGTCTTTGTTGTATAACTCTAATTGTGTTTTATTTGTTAGTAGGTTTGTTTTTATACTGTTAATTCTAAAAGAAGTGTTGTTTATTATAAACCTATCGTTTAGCTTGTATTTCGTTATTAAACTCAAAGGCAAATAAGCATCTACTTTATACATTTTACCTTTTTTATTAAACACACTTTCAACGTAATCTAAATAACCTTCTTGAAATAAGTTTGTGCTTTGGCTTGGTATTTCGCCTTCCCACTCATCAGCTTCTAATCCAAAATTAAGCTGCAACCTTGTACTATAACCCCAATTAAATGAAGTTAAATTTGTAGGTCTACGATAATGAGTAGGTGTAGTTCCGTCTATTGTTAGTTCGTTATTCGTATTGGCTTGTCTTACCATACAAAACAATAATGGTGCGCCTATTGTTGGCTCAAATTTCTTATCTAAAAATGCGCCCTGTCCTATTAAGGTTTGTGCGCCTGTATCTTCATTGCTTAAACGTTCATACATCATTTTTTCAAATGGTAATTCTACTTTGTAAACGCCTCCGTCAAACTCTATTCCTGCTTCTGGGTAGCTTTCTTGTGCAAAAGGAATACCTTGTATCTCGTCTGAAAACTGTACTAAAAATGATTTTTTGCTGTTAAATTTAAACTCCATTTCCTTATATGGAAATAACCTCTCTACAGTTGAGGTGGACATATCTACATATTTAGTAATATCGTACTTATTGCCTATGTTCATATAAAAACTTGCCCTCTGTACGTTTATATCATTACCGTCCTTAAACACCACTAAATTGAACATCTTAAACAAGCCACTTAAAAAGTCCATTACTTTCATCTCTGGCATTTGTTTACTAATGATAAAATCATTTTGTACATTAGGAGTATCAACATCATATACTGCTGTCCATTGTATACCTCCAAACGGATAAATTCTTTTAGTAATTTCTAACCTTTGTGTCATCGTTATATTGCTATCCGCTTCTACTTCTAAAGTAATGTCAAAAGGATAGTTTTGATTACTACCTATAAAATCAGTTTCAACTGAAATAGTTCCACTTGAACTGCTAAAACTTTGGGTTACATAAGTGTAATTGTTAAATGAATTAATTATCCTTACAGTAAAATCTTGCGGTGTTGTAGTTGTTACGTATGCTTTTATTTTAAATCTATTAACATATGCAGGTGGTTGCCAAAACAAAGTTCTTACATCTTGCGTTACTCCACTACTTAACCCAGCATTAAACGTAAAATTGTTAGGACTGTCATCTATATTTCTAAATCTATTACTTGAAATTCTTTTACCTCCGCCTTCTTCTGCGTTTGATACAAAACCCTCGTTTTTATGAAGCCACATATATACATCACTAAAACTTGTACTATTGAAAAACCCTGTTAAATTTATTTGTGGGAATGTGTTGTTTATTGCTTCAATAATCGCTCTACACCTAATTGCAGGTTTTAAATCAACCCAACTTAATTCAGTATCTGTAATGTCATCTTTATAGCCATCAGTAGTTGTATAACGCATATTTTTACTATGGTGTATATTAGGCACAAGAATATCTGTGCTACCAAACAAGCTAATTATGTTACTGTCTGTATTAGTAAAAAGGTCTTTTATATTAAGTTCGGTATAATCAAAATTTAATGAACTTGGGTAATTAAGACCAGATAATTTTGTATCGCCTAAAACTTCTTTAAGTTCTACCGCATCGCCATAAAACACTACTTTATAAGCGTGTGCCTTATTGTCCTTTAATGATACGCTTTTAAATTGTATCTTGCCTTTTTGATAATCTATTCCGTTTAGCTTTATTATAGCATCTTGCCTGTATCTTGCATCAAAGGTGTTTTCTATATTAAAGTTTTCGTAATGTCTAAAAAGTTTGTTGTTTAGTTTAGATGCAGGAAGATTAAATTGTTGGCTAAATGGTGTAAATACTTTTTTAATGTCCTTTACGTTTAGTAAACTATCAGTAATAACTACGCTTTCATCTTCAAACAAATCTGCTCTGAAATAGTCGCTTTCAATTCTATATATATCATAGTTAGGGCTTACAAAAATATCATCAGACAAACTAAGTTGTGTGTCGCTATCAATAGCGGTTATTTTTGCTACCTCGTTTGTTCTTAAATTTGTAACAATATCGTTTACCTCAACAGTTTGAGTAAATTCCGCTTGACTGTCTATTAATTTATTTGTAGCAAAACTCTTAGAAGAGCCATTAATTCGTTTATAACCTTTTATGTAAAGTTCTATTATCTGCATTAACGTATGTTGTTTATCGTGTCAAACGCAAAATCTATTTCTATTGTGTAGTTTATTAGCTTGTCGTTTAAGTGTGTTTTATAATTCAAACTGCTACTTGCTACGTTTATAGGAAGTGTTTTGTTTTCTATCTCTATCCAACAATCTTCACTTAATTGCATTTGCTTAAATACCTCATTGTAAACCTCTGGATAAAATCCTGTGTTTAACGTTAGTTTTTCTGTACCGTTCTTAGTTAATATTTTCTGTTGGTGTCTACTCGTATCATAAGCACCATTAACAATAATATTACGCTTAAAATCTTCCTTTTTAGTTGTTAGTACCTCGTTTGTTCTTTTGAAAAACCACAAGTCCTGTAATGCGCCAAACTTATTTACAAACGTTACTTTATAAGGTTGGTATTTGCACTCTTCAATATTGTCTACAGTTAGTTTAATAACGCCATCAGTAGTGTCTATGTATATCGTATCAAAGTCAAACAATGTAAAGTCATCTACAAACTCTTGCAAACAAACACTATTTTCAAATGTACCGCCATCTTGTATTACTCTGTTTTCGTATTCGTCTGCGCCATTAATACCATTTGTAACGTATTCTATTTGCTCATCGCTTTCTGTGCTACTTGTAACCGCTTTTGTGTATACTTGCTGTCCGTTTAATTCGTAAGTTACTTGTGTTGTCTTTGTAGTATCAACAGGAATTGTTGCAGGTGCATCGTCTAACTTTAATATCTTAGTATTTGACTGTAATAATCCACTATCGTTCTGTGGGTTTGCTTCGTCTTCATAATATCCGTACCCATCAAAACCTGTTAATTGTGTGTAGCTTGTGAAACTTCCTGCGCTACCTTGTATATAGTTCTTAGTTCTGTAATCCACCCATACATTTGCGCTTGAATAATCGCCATCAAAAGTTTGTAGTATATAATCTCTTACTATCTCGCCTATTTCAAACGTTACATTTTCGCTTACAGCAAACGATGATAATTGAAACAAATTGCTTCTGTCGGTTGTTTGCGTTCCTGTGTATACATATAGTTCCATATCTACCTGTGTTAAATTTGTAGCACTTATATTTATGTAGTATGGGCTTCTTGCGTTTATTTTCATTTCTTTATGTTCAGTTGTATTTGTTTCTCTAATCCTATTGAGTATGCTTGTACTAATTCATCTGGCAAACGCTTAAAAGCTGCTTCAAATGGCTTAGTAAAAAATAGACTTGGTTTAATTCCTTTTTTATACACCGCTCTTGCTATTAAGTATTGTAAACTTTGTCTACTTAAAAACTTACCGCCTTTGCCTCTCGGTGCTATACCCTTTCTAACTATCCATTTATCAAACGCTTTTCTTGGTGGCATTTTAGTTGTATAGGAATAAGGTGTATTGTATTTCTTTTCCGTTCCGCTTACCCCTCTGTCTTGGTATGTTCCATAATCAGCCATTTTAAACGCCATAGACGTTGTATCGCCTTTTTGTGATATATCGTACCCCAAACTATTATAAAGTTCCTTAGAAGCGTTCTTTTTGCCCTTAGTTAAGTTGCTTCGGCTTTGTTGTATAACATACTTAGCAAACTTATTTAGTTCGTCTCTTAAATATTTATCTGCTAACATATATCAATATCGTTCTTAACAAACACATTAAACGTTGCACTCCAACCTGCTAAACGATTATCAAACCTCTCGTAAAATGGCTCTAATGTTGCATCGCCATCTAATTGGTATTGATCTGTATATAGTGTGCCTTTTCTAAGCACCATTACTAATTTGTTTAATACAGCTAATTGTGTATTTAGTATATCTTGCTCGTTGTTGTTTCCTCTAAATATATCCGTTGTAGCTTCTTTACTCTCGTCTACTATATCCATAGCCAAAATACTAATGTTAAACGTTAGTACCTGTTCCTGTGTTGTAACGTTGTTTATGATAATATGACTAAGTGGGAATATACTTTGCTTAGCTAAATCTATGTCGTATATGTCGCCTGTTGTAACGGTGTTTACATTTACATCGCCAAGTAGTTGGTCTTTTATAGTTTCTGTTAGTAGGTAAAATCCCCTTATTCCTGTTTGGCTCATTTGAATTTACTTTTTATTTGTCTTGCCTCTAATTCGTTTTTTTCTTTAGTGTACGTTAGAAATGTTAAACACTCGTGTACACCTAATTTAGTGATATGTTCAAATTTTGTAATATCTCCGTTAGATAGTCCATAGATGCTGTTGTACCACCCCCATTTGGAAGTGAAGTTAGATACTCCGCTAAGGTCTGTTCGTTCTTCTTGTCCAAACAATTCAGCATAGCTATCGATAAGTCCTTGCCTAAATTGTAAAAAAAAACAACCGCACCTAAGACCGCATCTAAAGGCATATCTTTTGCTATTTCGCTTGTGTTAGGGTCGTACTCTTTAATCGTGTATCTATTACCCTGTCTGTGTTCTATTGGTCTGTATAATACATTTACTGCTCTGTGCAAATTATCGTTATCGCCAATAAAGGTATCTAAGTCCACATACTCGCCAAAACTCATATCCTCAAGCGATGGTATAAAACCATACTCAACACCGTTTAATTTAAACATTGATATTAGTTGGTGCTTAGTGTCGAACATACCACTAATGATACTACATATCTCTACTATGTCTGTGGCTTTCATATTACGCACTACTATTGGTGGCACGTTACAAAATATCTCAACAGTCTTTAGTTGTAGGTCTGTTTCGCTTAGTCCCTCTAACTTTGCATATTCTTGATATTGCCCTAAGGTTATTTCGTTTAGGGTTGTCGGTATTCTTAAATTTACATTCATATTAATATATAAACGTTTTTAAATAATTTTAGTGAACAATATACTTACCTCTATTAGGGTTTTGTAATTGATAACCTACTGCGTACCTAACCGCATCTATTAAGTGGTTATATTTGTCTATTGGTGTGTTTGATTTGCGTTCCAACCAACGATAGTTATTTAGTTCTTTGATGAGGTTTGTACTGTCTGGACTTACTACTAAATCATAGTCTTGTAGTAAACTAATTCCGTACGTTACACTACCTTGACCTTTAATTGATGGTTTTACGTTGCACCCCTTAGCTTTTATTTCGCTTATTAAACGTGGCTCTGCGCTATCGCCTATTATTAAACCCTCCCTTGCGTGTTTTAAGTTAAGTTCAGCTATTTGTGAAGTTGTTAATCTTGGAAGGTATACGCATTCCCTAAGGTATATTGTTTTTGTGCTTGTGTCTATGTTTGTTTCTATTAGTGTTGTTGGGTCTGCTGCAAATCCGTAATCCTGTCCCCATACCGATACACCCTTTCGTTTAAACTCGCCTATTGTCCAATTATTAAATATAACCCCCTCTGCTTTGTTTAACCACGCACCTAACATTTGTTGTTTGTACTTCTCTGGTCTACGTTCTCGCATTTGTTCTATTTGCTCAATGTAGCTTTTTGAGAGGTTGTCTATGTTGTCTAAGTATGTGGTGTGTATATAGGTTGTGTTGCCTTTGGTTATATTACTTCCTTCCTGCACCCCTCTATCTTCAAAGAAACGTTTGTATATAAAATGCTCTTTTGTAGTTGGGTTTAGTATTAGGATAACTCTGTTTTGTTTGCCTTGTTGTCTTACCGATAAGTCAATAGTGTCAAACTTTTGCTCGTCTGTTAGTTCCTCTGCTTCATCAACCACCCACGTTGTAATACCTTGTAATGATTTTAGGTTTGCGGTTTGGTCGCCACTTGAAGTTTTTATACCTCTGAATATTATTTTACTTCCTGTCTGTTTGTTTATTATCTCGTCCTTAGTTATGTGGAAGTGTTGTGTAAACCCAAACAATTCTAACTTATCTATAAATTCTGGTATGATGGATATGTATGCAGAGGTAAGTGTGTATCGTGTAAATAGTATTGTGTGTCCTGCTTCGTATGTTAGCATTACCAATAGTGCGTTTACTGAAAATGACTTACCAGAGCCACGTCCACCGCTTACAATATAATACCTACTACGTTCACTAACAATAGTCTTGTATTTGTTATGTACGTTAATCAATCGTTAGTCTACGAATTTAATTAAATCTCTGAAATTGATGTTTAAGCCCTCTGAACTGTTTATGTCTACACTTTCTTTAGGTTTACCATAACGATAGCTTAAATATAGTTGTAAAGCCCTCATATCACCTTTAGATACCAACTCGCCTAACTTTGCCAATGCTTCGTCTTTGTCTATTATAGCATCTAACCGCTCTATTAGTTTATGCTCGGCAGCTTTGCTTGGTCTACCACCTTTATTGCCTTTAGTACCTTTATTAAATCTTCTTTTATCCATAATCAGTATTTAATTAGTTTACTGAACTTACTAATATATAAACAAACTATTATTTTTTTAGAACAACCTTTGTTGTGCTTTGTGTTGCTCTATTCTTTTCATTGCTGCATCGTAATACTCTTTATCCAATTCACAAGCTGTTAAATCATATCCTAAATTATGACAAGCAATGGCTATTGACCCACTTCCTAAATGTGTATCTAATATCTTATCCCCCTTTTTTGCGTAATTCATTAAAAGCCATTCATATAAAGCGGTTGGTTTTTGTGTTGGGTGTATTCTGTTTCTATTTTTAGCAGCATTATAATCATATTTTTTTGCACTTGTTTTAAAGCTACTCCAAGCTAATTCATATTGAGCAAACGTTACATCTTCGCTAAAACCTTTATCCCATAATAACCAACAAGGACTTGGGTATAAATAATCTGTCATATAATTACCTCCCCATATTATTTGATTTTTACTAACTCTAAACAATTCCTTGAAATAACTTTCACTTGGTATTGATTTGTCTTTACCTGCAAATTTATGATAATCGCTTTTTTTGTCCCCTTTACGTCTACCCATATTTACATTAATATCAATCCCATACGGAGGGTCTACAATAGCAAGGTCAAAGTAATTATCCTCATATCTTGCCATCAGTTCCATATTGTCTTCGTTTGTTATCAGCATAGTACAGGGTTTTTAACAGGTCTGTTTAATGTAGCGCCTTTAACTTCTTTTATTTTCTTTTGTGGTTTAGTGGCTTCTATTAGTTTGTTGTATACCTTTAATCTTGTGTTTATAAAGTTTTCTATTGTTTGTTCGTTCCATTTGCTAATCGTATCTAAGACGTTGTCTAATAGTCTTTCTTTTTCTTCGCTTATCACGTCCTCTGACCTAATTATATTTAGCTTATTGTCTTTTATTACTTGGTTGTATATTTTCTTATCGTGTTTCTTAACTATATCAAAATCTTTGTAGTGGTATAACGCTGCATCGTGTTTTAGTCCTACTTCTTGACCTAATGCTTGAAACGTATATCCTAACTCTCTTGCTAATCTACAATACACCTTTCTTGCGTATGAGTACTCACGTTGTCTATTGCGTTCCGATATATCAAATTTATAGTATTTGTTTAGTTCTTCTTTAAGTTGTTGTAGTGTCATTATTCTATCTTTGTAAATTCTGCGGTTTGTGTTTCGTTTATCTCTTCTTTGTTTTCAAAATACCTATCTACTAAAGCGTCAATCATTATAAGTTCGTCAATAGTAGCTGTTTTTATTTTGTGTATTAAGCCATCTATTTTGTTGAGGACGTTTATACACATTTCTGGGTTGTTATGGTATACTGTGTTAAAACCCTCTTGATACACTTCTTCTAATAGTTTGTTAGTCTTACCTACTTGGTATTTTATGTTTTGCCTAAACGCCTTACTTCCTTTTAGTTCATCGTTTGCTTCCAAAAGTAATTGTGCTATTAATACACTCTTTAAGTAATTTAAGTGTTTGTCGCTTATTACTTGTTCTTCTCTATCCATTTTTCCTGTTCGTTTCTTATGTATTCAATTTCTCGTCTTAAATAATCAGCAGCTTTTTCTAAGTCTTTTAATTCACTTTCTTTTTTACCTGCTCTACAAATGTATTTAATTATGTTACCCCTGTTGAAGTTTAGGTTGTAGTCTTTTATAAAGTCTATAACATCATAGCCCTTACCATTCTCATAATGTAAGTATGTTGCTCTCATTATATTATTGCGTTGTCTAACATTTCTATTAAGTGTCGTATCTCGCTACGTTCAAACTTGCCTGTAACTTGTGCGTTATAAGTCTTAAACGTCAAGTGATACATATCTTTTTCTGTTTCGTGTTTGTTTTCTTTTTTTCCTAAGTACTCAATCTTTAAATCAAATTTCATAGTTGTTTTTTTTATTGTGCTTTATTTAAAATATAATGTAATGTTCCCTTGCTACTTATGTTAAAATGTTCCATAGTTTTCTTGTATGACTTTTCTTTTGCATAATACTTTTTTACAACATTTGGGTTGTGTTTTTGCCAATGTAAAGTAGCTAATTTAGAGTGTGCTAATCTATCTTCTTTTTTTCTATCCATCATATTATCTGACTGTGTGCCAATTACAATATTTTCTTTTGAATTATCTAAAGGGTTTCCGTTTAAATGTCTACACACTACACCCTTTTTATATATCTCATCGCCATATTTTTGATATGCTTGAAGTCTGTGTGTTGAGCAATTTACATAACCAACTTTCTGTCTTATTTTAAATCTATGATAGCCATTTGAAACGCTACCGATACTCTTACCACTTAAACCTATTAAATCGCCATTATCATTTACTCTATAACCTTTGTTATATGCAATAACTTCGTTTTTGTTAAATACACTCATAGTTTTATAATTGTCCTGTTAAACAATAGTTATCTAAATCTGCACCCTCTATAAAGAATTGATTATATAGGTGTAGTGCTTTTTCTACTTTTTCCTCGCCTCTGAAATAAAATTCTTCTGAACAGTTAAATATACCAATATCTAAACTACCCTTGTCTAAAGCTAAGAAATAAAAGTCTTTGTGGCTTTTACCGAACAAATTACAATATAAATAGCATTGTACATCATATCCGTATTTATTGGCTGAATAGCTAAACCCTTTTATGTCTGTTGTAGTTTTAAGGTCTACTATTTTATCCTTGCCTAATACATCTGCCTTACCTCTAAATGGCATATCCATTACCTCGCCTATTACAGGTACTTCAAACTCGCTATCTCTTATTAATTCCTTTGCGTGTTCGTTTCTTAAAAACGCATCAGCTAAACGTTCTGCATCGCTTCGTTCTTTAGCTGTAAACACTCTTGGGTTTTCTGCTTTCGCTTCTCTAAACTTCTTTGTGTTCTTGCTTTGAACGTCTATAAAGGTTTGTGCCTCGAAAACGTTTGGCTCAAGGATAGCGGTGTGAAACAACCAACCATCACGCAATGCTTGGCTTTCTGCACTTCCATACTCCAAACTAAACTTATAAGTCTTAGGGCTTGATAGAAGTGTTTTAAGACTACTACTACTAAGGGCTAATCTATTTAGTTCGCCATAGTAAAAATTGTCATCTAACATACGTTTAAGCAACTCTGCTTTGTCGTATTGTTTTCCGTCTAATAATCTTATTTTATTCAAGGTCATAATTTTTACAAGTTTCTGAACAGTATGTTTGTCCGTTGGTTTCTGTGTCGCACATTTTACAGGTGCTTAGTTCGTCTGGTGCATCTATGTAATCGTCCCAAATATTCATATTTCGTATTGTTTTAATTTGTTTTCTAATTCTTCTATTTGTTCTATTTGTTTTTGTATCATATCGTTTTTTTGCTGTCTAATAAGACTAATCCTTTTATGTAATACCTCAACCTCTGTTTGCAGTCCGTTTGTGAACATTCCTATCTCGTTCATTGCCTTTACGCAATTTCTAAGGTCGGTGTTTAATGGCTTGGCATCTTTCCAGTCCATTATCTTATCGGCTAACCAATTAAACCATAAATGATATGCTTGTTTTTGTAGTATGTCCATTATGAAGCTGCACCAATAATAAACCCTAACACAAAAGTTAGAGAAGCAAATAACAATATAGCCATACGGATAATAAATGCTCGTGCTTCTTGTTGTTGTTGTTCTTGTTTTTCTAATTCTTTTTGAGTGTAAACCTCAATTCTGTTTTTGCGTGTTTGGATATGTAACCCTGTTTTAGTTTTCTTCATTTTATTGGATATTAAATATTATACTTTTTATTATTAGTTCTCTATTCTCTAAACGTTTCTTAATGCGTTCTGTTAAACTACCTTTTGTTTTTAGTTGTATAAGTGTAGTTTGTATCTGTCTAAGTTCTTTTTTTAAATCTGTTAGTTGTGTTTTCATAATTGTTATTGTTTACACAAATATACAAACTTTTTTATTATAAACAAATTATAAACAAATTATTTTTTAAAATCGTTTAAATTAATTATTGACGCTTGGCTTTCATCTAACAAATAACAGGGTTTTAATACTTTCTTTTTTGTCCATAGCGTTGTGTCTGGACAATACATATCTTTGCTCTTTAGGTCTTTTAGGTTGTTGAGCCAATACATATAGTTCCCTTTAGGGTCGTTTACAAAGTACAATGCAATCTTACCTGTTTCTATTAACTTATCGTACTTGTAAACCTCTAATAGTTTTTCTTTGTAGTATTTTTTTCTAAACTTAAATTCTATTATACATTCTTTGCCTTTTGGTGTCGTGCCTATTGCGTCGTAATGCTCAAACCCCTCGCCTGTGTGTTTTAAGTTCCACCCATCTAAATTCAATAGTGTTATTACTGCTTGTTCCCACTTGTGTACGTCTTTTATCATTTATTGTAAAGTCTGTCAATATCAGCTATCCATCGTTTTAATTCTTTGGGTCTGCAACTGCACGGTTCGTAATATGTGTGATTATAATACTTTGCGTGAAGCGTACATAATAGCTTGTATTGTGGTTGTGTTAGTTTCGTTGTTACCTCTGCTTTAAATTGTTCCCAATGCTCTTTGTCTAATTGTTCCATAAGTCTAAATCTATATCGTTCCACTCATCTCGTCTTTTGTCGCATCCACAGTCTTTGCCAAGTGCTTTGCTAATCTTTTTTACAAGCCAATGAATACCTGTGTAATAAGTAAAGTAATATACTAAATCCCCTAATCTCATAATTTATCCTTTATATGTTTTTTTGCGTTTACATAAGTGTTGTATAATGAATAATAGCTTATGCCTGTTTCCCTGCTCAATCCTGCTACGCTTTTGCCACTTGCACAAATCTCGAATACTTTCCTATCGTACCAATACATATCGTTCATTATATCGTCTATTTGATTTTTACGTTTAGCGTATTCTATCTCATCTATTCCTAAATCCTCTGCTTGTTTTAATTCGTTTATTTCCTCAATATATTCCTTTATTTGTCTTGCCTCTTTTTTGTGGGTGTTTAAGTATATACCCCTTAGCACCTTCCAACAATAGTAAATATTTACATCTTCATTGTGCCATAGGTCTAAACCCTTATCTACGTCTTGGATTAATTGGATATACATTTCTTGTACAATATCTTCTGCGGTGCTTGAATTACACCCAAAGGATTTAACAACTCGTATCCAATCTTTATGACGTTGATAAGCTACTTCTACTAGGCTTTTTTTCATTCTAATAATTTCTTTTTAGGTACTACAAAATATTCTAGAGGGTCGTATATTTCGCCCACTACAAAAGGTAATCCGTATTGATTTATACTAAAGCTAAACGTTTCAAAAGCATAACCCCTAGAACGTTTACAACTAACTGTTATCCATTCTTTGTTTACTGTATTTGCTTCTAGTTGTATTTGTGTTTCTGTTTTCTTTTCTAAGAAGCTACCTAGATGACCTGTCGGCTTGTCGCTTCCATAATTGCTATGTATTACTGTAATAATATGACAATTAAATTTAGCACTCCACTCCATTATTTTTTGTACACATAAATTACTTTCCTCAAGGTTGTTTACATCACTTACTAAGTCCGCTATACCATCAATTATTACTAGTCCGTTTTTATCTTTATTTTCTTTAAGTATAAACTCTATAAATTGTAGTCTTTGTTTATAGCTTATTGTTCTTAATGCAAATGTTTGGTAGCACCCTACATCTTTAACGTTTGCCATATCTACAACTCTTTTAAATACTCGTTGAGAGTGCCAATGTCCTTGCTCTGTATCAAAGTGTATTAAGCACTTACCCTCTCTATGTCCTTTTATCTTACCACCGAAATTATTACCACCACTTAAATATACTGATGCTAATAATGATATAAAAAATGTTTTCTTTGTTTTAGGTGGTGCTTGTACAAAGCTAAAGTTCCCATAAGTTCCTATTGGTATAGGGAACGTTAATTCTCCACTTTTAGTATCTATTGTTTTTTGTCCTAAACTCAATGCAGTTGGTGGGTACTCCATAACTTCGGTAGTGTTTATTGTACACTCCTCTTTTATGAGTTCCATTAGCATATTTTGTGTAGTTTCTTCCTCTGTCATTTCTTTAGTTAGTTATTGTTTTCTATAAAGGTATAAAAAAAGGGGTTAAAAAACCCCCTCTTTTAAAAAAAAATTAAAATGGTAAATCAGCAGCTTCTTCTTTTGGGTGTTCTTGTACTGCTTCTTGTACTTCTTTTTCAGCGTTTACAATAGTTCCGTTGTTCCATACAACTCGACCATTTGATAAATAGGTTTTTGGTTTTTTCGCTTCTCTTTCCTCTTGTGTCTGACTAACATAAACACCAACGTTATTTCCGTATCGTGTTTCGTCATTTACTGACATTGTGAGATTTACATAAACCGCACCATCTTTACCTGCTATAAACTTCTCTTTTGGTAGCTTAGCTACGTTTAAACTAAAATTAATTAATGCACTCATATTTATTTATTTAAGGGTTTTATATTCTACTTTAGGTTTTTTAAAACTATCGCTTTCATCTTCGCCAAATACACCAAGTTCATAAAATCCTGTTAGCTTCAGAACTGCTCGGCTCATTGCTCGTTTCTCTGCCATTTCTGCTACATACCAAGTATTACAGTTTCCATCTTTGTAGCCCTCGCCTTTTAGCGCACTTCCAAAGGTTTCTATGCTTTTACCATCTTTTTGTGCAAGTGCTTTAAATACTGCAAAGTTTGGCTCACATTTTATTACTTCGTAGTTTACACTCATCTGCTCAAGGGCTTGTATCTTGTCAATACCCTGTCTTGTAATGATGGTGTAATGTTGATGTTTAAAAAAGTCGTCTTTAGTTAGGTTATACTTTTTGTACAACTCTGTTAGTTTTTGTTTATTCATTTTTAGTTATTGTTCTTTGTTTAAATATTCTACTTCTATTATTGCTTCTAAGTATTCTACTCTACTTTCTAATGCTTCTATCCTTGCATTTAAGTAGTCTATTGTCGTTGGGGTTGCTGCTCGTTTAACGTCCTCGTAATGTGTCATAATTTATAAATAGCTATTCAGTAAAGTAATCAAAAGGACTGTTATGCCAACCACATAAAGACCTTAAGTCCATAATTGTTCCGAACTTTAATTCTGTTACAAATTCTGTCGCTTCTAATTCTTCACAAATTTTAGCCACCATACTTGGGTATTCTAAATTTGCCTTACTTAATTTGTCCTCATAAATAGGGTGTAATCTTTCTAATAAATTCATATTGTTATTGTTTAAATTAATACTAACACAAATTTAACAAAAAATAATTTATATAAACAAATTTTAAACAACTTTTTTTTCTGAACACAAAAAAACCACCTTTTTATAGGTGGCTTAATTGTCTGTTAAAAACAGCATTAAAGAAAACAATAACAAACAAATTTAGTTGGTCATTCAAATATACTATTTATTAGTGTATTAAGTGTTAAATGTTTTTAGGACTTATTAACTAAAAGTTTTGTTTGTCTTTTAGTTCCTGTAGTTTAGTCTTGTATTCGTCAAATATTTCTTGCCATTCTGGGTCTGTTAGTTTTAGTACCCCTCTTGACTTTTGTAATAGTTCCTCTGCTAATTCTAAACCAATATTAAGAGAATACTCCAGCTGCCGACCATATTCAAAACGGTTACATTTTCGGCACTGAAGGTTTACGTTTCTTTCGTCATAACGAGTAATTAAATGCTGTCTACCTATTAGATGCCCAGCATCGCCTTCAGAAAAATGTATAGACTTACCACAACTAACACAGTTACCCATACCAGTATTATTATCCACATCTCTACGTCTTATATACTCGTGAAATGGTTTATCAATCTTATTCTTCCAATATTTTAATGTTTTCTTTTTTGGCATTGTGTTGTATGTTGTATTTAGGACTAAACAATTTTATGTAGTATTTTTCGTAGTCTAATAATTCATCAGCAGTAGCACCATAAGGCACTTTTTTTACAACATTCCAACTATCAAACTCTTTTTGGTTTTCTTTTATATGTTGTTTAATTCTACCAACCACATTTGTTGTTTGCCCTATATATACTATTTTGTTTTTATGTATAAGACAATAAACGTAATAATTAAATTTTAATTGATATTTATTTGAAACAAGTTTGTAATGTAGGTTGTCTTTTACTGTTTTCTTTTTAGGTATAATTACCCCTTCATCTAAACTACCTCTATTTAAATATAACCTTACATTAGTAAAACCTTTTTGGTTTTTTATCCATTTTTTATATCTATCTCTTTCTAATTCATTAGAAAAATTTTTATATAAATGTTTTTCTTTACCATAAAATTTATATTTAACTAAATACCTCATATATGTTTTGCTTTTAAGATTGTCCAAATCTCCCAAAATCAAACCACAAAAACAAATTTAATTAAATAAAGTTTTTAACAAGTTATTATTTTTTCCAATTTTTAGTAATCTTTTCAGCACTACGCATACCGAAATACCCACCATAAACCAATAATAACAGTGAAGAAAGTAGGTCTATCCAGTTTGTGTCTATTTTAAAGCCCTCTAAGGAGCTATCTAATATAATGTAAATAAATAGGGTTGCAGTTAAAAAGGCAAGCGTTAAAGGTCTTATATTACGTGTTAAATAACTATCTGTTTGGTTGTCGCTTACCCAACGCTTTGTAGTTTCCTGCATTTCTAACATATCGTATTTAAGTTCTTCTAGTAGAAGTTCCTTATCCGCTTCTGTTAGTTGAGTGCTACCCTCTATTTGTTTGCTTAATTCCTTTAGGCTTTCAATTCCTGTTATGCTACCTGCAGCATCTAATATACTAGGTGCTATGTTTTTACCTTGTTTTACTAACCAACGTAAAGCATCACCAACCCTAGTTGTTCCGTTTCGTTCTTTATAACTTTTTTTAGGCATAATTTATTTATTTGAATAGTCCCACCTAGCACGTGTCTTGCGTATATCGTAATGTACAAACGTATCATAAAGACCTAAACCTCCTTGTAGCATTACACCAAAATCTATTAAATCTTCTATAATAGCAAACACCTCAATAGGTTTTAAACTTTGAATTGTAATATCTGCTGCTTTGCCTAATAAGTGTTGGCTTCGTGAACTTCCGTTACATTTAGCATTGTGTTTAGGACATCTATAAGCACTATTTATTTTTATAGGTCTACCTAAATAATCTCTAAGCGTTTGTAATTGCCCTGTTAATTTTATTACGTTTTCGTAAACCTCTAAAGGCATTTCACACCCACACTTACACTCAAATTCACGTCTTTTAAAGTTCTTTGTCATTTGACTTTTTCTTGTGTGTTTCGTATATCTTCTGAAACGTATATACAATAGAAGCTAATAAAAGTATAATCTTTAGACTATTCTCTACAGCAGTAAAACTTATCCCTAAAGAGATAGCATTAAAAAAAGCTAACCTTAAATCTTGTACACTCATAACATAAGTTTCTTTAAAAAGTTATTCCATTTAGCTACTAACCAAAATGTAAAATGCTCTAACTTATCCGCTATGTATCTAAGTCCTCTAATCATAATTTGAATTTTTGATAGTCTACACCATAAAAACTATGCACTCCGTTACCATCTGCAATAGCAACCGCACTCGACTTCCAACCATAAGGGTGGTCTGCTTTTATTACATTGCCATCTTCGTCAATAGTATCTTGTAACTTCCACGCTACATCAACGTGGTATTTGTCGCTTAATACAGGTGCTTTAATTTCGTTACCCTCTTCGTCATATTCTCCTTGCTCTAAAACAATATGTCCGAGTTTTACAATAGCGTGTCCGTGTGTTGGGTACTCGTTTCCATTTTCGTCTGTTTCTACTCCTAAAGCTTTTATTTTAGCTTCAGCAGTTTTTTGGTCTTTAAATTCGTATTTTCCTATGTACATTTTATATAGTTGTTAATTTTTGTAATTCTGTATCACTCAATGCTTCTTTAAATACTGCAACGCATTTGCATTTGCCCTCAAATTTTTCATTTCCATCACCTCTATCAAAATTTAAAACTGTTAATGTTCCAAATGAAAAAGGAGTAAAAGATGTTACGCTACCTAATTTCACTCCATTATGCCAAAAGGAACAATCATCAAGTTTATATTTAAAAGCAATTTTTGAACTTTCGGTTATATTTGAAACAGTAAAAGGTTGATATATTGGCGTTGTATAACTTGGTGATGTTTTAAATACTATTTGATTTGTGTTTGTAGAATATTGTATAATTATATTATTAGAATAAGCTCCACTTGAAATAGATATTGATTTAGAGCCATCATTATTGTCAATTAAAGAAGATATCTCCGCATATAGCACACCCTCTGTTGAGTTTATTAAGTCGCTACTGCCACTATTGTTACAGACATCTGCTAAACGAGTGGTAGTACTTCCGTTTGTTGGTATGTAGGATGTAGCGTATGATAGTGCCTCTGCTTGTGCGCCCCATATAATAACTTCTGTTAAAGGATTAGCTTCTGCAAACCTAAAATCTACTCCATAAAAATTTGGCTCTCCTGTTGCAGTTGTAGTGCCATTCACTTCAAATCTTTGCCATTGTGGTGTTATAGTAAAATTATTATTTGTGTTTTGACCATAACTACATAAATTTACAGTACCACTACCACTAACTGTTCTTGCATAAATAGTTCTTGTATCTGTTCCTGTTAAACTTAATCCACTTAAAACAAGATAAGATTGAGAGCCTGTGGAAGTTATTTTTATTGCATTATTACTTCCATCGGGTGCTAAAAATCCTGTTTGTGTTGTTACTTCATTAGCATTCCACTGACTAAAATCTTCTGAATACGTTACAAGATTTGTACTCTGTGGCTCAAGCAAAAGACTACCCTCTCCGCTATAAGGTACTACTTCTCCATCCTCATAATCAAAGTTAGTATAATTTATTCTCGGCAAGTCTGTATCGTCTGTTATTTCTACTACTGATATGTTGTCTATTGTTAAATCCGCATCTGTTGTTGGCTTTAAAAATAAATCTGTATTTGTGGCAATAAAATCTTCTGTTTTTGTACCTACTGTGCTATAACTTGTAGGACTACTTTGCGATATGTTTTCAATACTTCCTGATGCTATTGATACAATATCAAATGTTAATCTATATTTACTACTTACAGTTAAAACATTTTCTTGGTATATTGTTCTATATGCACTTACAGTACCGCTATAAACTGCAACACCATCTCCCATATTCCAACCATTCTGAAATAACCAATTCTGCCCTACTTCCTTAACAGATACGTTGTCTATTGAGAAAGCAGAACCACTTGTATTTCTACCATATATTAATAAATCACTACCATTAGCTGATGCAGTTGTGTATAATGAATAACTACCTACGCTATAAGTATTAAGACTAATAAGACTACCACCGTTTGAATTTATGTACATATAGGCAGTTCCTGAAGTTATTTCAAAATTAATTCGATAAGTTTTTCCTGATACAAAACCCCCACTTAATAAAGTTTGTCTTATATATTTAGCATCCGAAGTAAAATCATAATTAGCTACTCCACCACTAATAGACCAACCTGTTTGTTTAGTCCAATCAGTATCACTATCAAACCCACCATTTGTAACAAGTTCACTTCCTATCTGCTCAAAGTCTCCGTTCTGTATTAATTCTCCGCTTAATAACTGTACATCTTGTACTAAACCTAATTCGTTAACTCTTGTCGCACTTGACCCTCTTGTAAAGTCAAAGTCTGCGTCTATTACTTCTTTTACACTTACATTGTCTATTGAAGCGTTTGTTCCACTTAATGGATTTATTCTTAAAAGACCATCAGTGGTTGGTTGCCCATAATAAGTATAAACACCTGTTGAAGTAAAATAATCACTAAAATTTACACCAATGCCAATTCTTAAACTGCCACTTGTTATTTCTGTTATTTCAAATGTAGCTTTATATATTTTTGACGTATCTAAAATATCTTGATATATGCTCCCTGTTGTTGAATTTGTTGCAGTAGCCTTACCATTAGCAATACTCCAAGAACTTCCATAACTCCAACCGCTATCGGTTGAAAAATCACCATTTGTAATTAACTCATTACCTAAAGATTGAACAGGTTTAACACTATTCAATACGCCATCTTCATAAGCAGTAGGGGTTAGAATAATACTCGGCTTTGTGCCTACTCCGTTTAATAGTTGGTCTGTTACCCACGAGTTCTCGTACTCACTTGCTCTTTTATATAACTCATTTGTTAAGTCAGCGTTTAAGTAAACGTTTCCCCATTGTTCGTTAGGGTTTCCCCATTCGCTTCTATGATATATTTCTTGTGCCATATTAAGTTGTTAATTCTATTGCTTCTGCTTCTGTTAATACTCTATCGTAAACTCTTGTATCGTGAATTTTACCCTCCATAAAATTATCTGTTAAATTAGGGTTTGAAAAAGTTAATTTATCCAATCCTGTTGGTACATCGCCAAGTAAGTCAGTATGTACTAAACTACCATTGACATAAAATTTAAACTCATCTTTTTTAAACGTAATAGCTAATTTATTTCTTATATCAAATGTTAAAGGGTTAAAATCACTAAATACAGGTGTACCTCCCCCTGTAACAGTTAAAGCCCTAACACTTGTTCCTGTACCTTGATATTGAATTGTATGTCTATTACTTGCAGTACCATCACTTAATTGTATTTCCATACCACCGCCACTTTTAAATGGTGTTGCATCTACAAACAAAGTACCCTCTGTAATATCAAATAAATTACTATCTTCAGCTAAAATTTCATCTTTTAATCTTGTTACTGTACTTGCTTCTGTTTTTATATAGCTTGAGGCATAATCGCCTTGTTCTACTTGAGCACCCCATAAATAGTATTGGTCGCCATTAAAATCAATTAAACCATAACCAATGTTTTTACTTCCTGTTGCCGATGACAAAGTTAAAGTTCCACTACACCTCAACCAACCATTTCCATAATCTTCTATTTTAGCACTTGTAAAATCGCCTGTTGGTGTATATATAGTTTTATTGATTAAATCAAAATATGCAGTTCCAACACCACCAAAAACGTTAATAGCAAAAGAAGAAATATTTATAATAGGTTTTACGAAAATTGATATTGTATATGTATTGCCATTCGTTAAAGATATGCCGTCATAAACATAAGAAGTTCCTGTTCCATCGCCTGTTATTTTGTCGGCAGTTAATTCCCCATTAGGCGAAATTGTATCATTGGCGGTTATTGTTGTTCTTGATTTTACCCAAACTCCATTATCAAACTCTTCTGAATACACTTGTAGGTTTGTTCGTTGTGGCTCAAGTTTCAAGCTTGGACAGTTGCTATTTAACCAATCTAATCTCGGTACATCATTTGTAACCTCTTCAATTAGTCCATCTTTGCGTACTCGTGTACCCTCACTTGCTCTATCAAAGTCAAAATCTCCTGTAGCATCATTAGGCAAAATAGAATATACTTTACCGCTTTTATATCCGCTTGGTATTAGTGCTAATTTAGGGTTACTCATTATCTTTCCATTTTTGATAGCATATTGCTATGGCTTGGTCTTTTTTATACTCTTTGCTTATTTGTGCTACACACCTCATCATAAAATCGCTTTGCTTCTCGTTCGCTTTTGGTTTTGGTATCGGCATCAATATATTTTTTTAGTTTGTTAAGGTTTGTTTGTTTTACTTTATATCGCATAATATATAATTAAAGCACCCACCCTCGATACGTCGTATCACTATCAGGGCTTATATCCTCGTTTGTATTGCTTAAATACTCTGGGAATAAGTTATTGTTAAAACACAAATAATCTACTAAGCGTGTACTATAATAGTTAGCGTATTCCCTTGCCTTAGATACTAAATAATCTACTTCGTTTTTGTCTACGTTCTGTGCTGTTTCTGAACTGTGTTTAAGAACAGATTTGTTTGTAATCGTATAAGCTGCAAATGGTATGTAGTTCATTTGAGCAAACCAAATTAATGCAGGTTGTACATAAGTGTTTACCAACGTTAAATAATTGCCACTTAAATTATCCGCAATTATATCTGCGCTAATTTTGTTGTATAAATCCGTACCTAACAAATTCTGAATATCTATTTGTTGGGCTACCTTAACAAACTGTATCATTTTATCTATATCAACGTTGCCATCAATAATAGAATTTTTTTTAAGGTCTGTTGTGCTTATAAATAATGCTGTTGCCATTTAGTTTCTAAATTTCATTTTGTTCCAATACTCTGCTGTATAACCCTTATACTTCATATCCTTTGGTGCAACAGGTACTTTTTTTGCGTTTGCCTCTGGCTTAAAACCTCGTTTTCTTGCCTCTGTTGTACTTATTTCACTACCTAAACCTTTTGCACCATCTTTGCGTACATACGTCTTACGAAGCCATTTATGGCTGCATCTCGCACCGCCTTTATAAAGCCAAATGCTATAAGTGTCACTACCACCCTTACCAAATCCTGCATTTACAGCTTTGTTTTCCATAGCTACAATGTCCTCTTTACGGTATACCTTTTTGGCACTTACCATTTTAGAACAGAATTGTCTTGAAGTTGCTTTAGTTCGTGCAGGGCTATACATATATCTTACAAGAAACTCGTTCCCTTCTTCTTTTGTTTGTTTGCTTGTACCATCTTGCTCACTCTCTCTATAAGGTTTTGCACTTCCTGTACTTACAAACTCCCATATTTTAGATAGTAAACTTTTGTCTTTAGGTTGGTTAAGGTCTGTTATTACCTCATCTAAACCCTCTTCTTCGTCATAGTTTACCTCTCTTTCGTCTATTACCTCAAACTCTTTTAGTAGTTCTTCTTCGTCTTGTCCTAAGTCTATTAACGCATCAGCAATATCGCTACCTAATTCGTCTGGTAATTCTTGACTAAGTTTTACGCCTGTTTCTTCCTCTCGTGTTTCTTCGTCTACTACGTTTTCTAAGTCTGTAAACTCTAAAGGTTGTAACGTCTTAAAATATAGTTTTAAGCTAATATTATTATAAGCTAATATACTATCAAAGGCATCTATTAAAAGTGTCTGAAAAGGTCTAATAACGGTGTTATCCATTAGAATACTTGCGGTCTTTAATTCGTCTGCATTATTTCCTAAACCGCTACTGTCTTTAATACCTAATAACATAGGACTTACAACCCTATGTGCTACCATAATTTTTTTACCACTCTCATCACTTAGGAATTGGTATTGGTTATGCGCTTCACTTAATTGTATTGGCTCAATCGTTGCAGCACTCTCTGGGTTATCGTTAAACGCTAAAATAAACTTACCTGCGTTACTACTTCCACTAAACTTTTGATATATTCTATTTTCTAACATTTGGCGTTCCTCTGCATTAGGCGTACCATTGTTGAAGTTGATAAGCATACTCGGTGCAAGTCCGTTAAGTATGTTGTTTAAGTGGTAGTTGGATATTTCTTCTTCTAACTCTGCATATTGTAATCCACCTTGATAGTCTGGACTTGAATAGTATTTATATCCTGCTCTGTATGGCTTTACATACACAATCTCAATAGCTTCTTTTGAGTAACCAAAAGTAGGTATTCTTGTGCAGTCCTTTACGTTCTTAACTTTACTCCAATCATCAGAGTAGTAATACGCTTCTATCTCGCCCTTTTCGTTGCATTTCTCGGCTCTTAAATTCTCAACAGGGATATGTTCTACTTGTGCCACAGTCTTGCGGTCTTTTGAGTATATAACCTGCATCGAGCATTGACCCATAAGTTTAAGGTCATAGCACAATTTACGCACACAATCCTTGTGAAATAAAGTCATCATTTTAGCATACGCTTCAGGTTTTCTGTTGCTGTCTAAAGCACTTAAACCTTTTCCGTATATCATCTCACTAATACCATTTATAATAGCGTTATTTGTAGGGCTACCATTGTAACGGTCTATTAGATAACTAAAATAATTGTTATCAGTACCATACGCCACCCACTCCTTATTTGATTTTTCTACAATCTCTGGGCTTGTATAGGTGCTTAAATTAACTACTCTTAAATCATTCATAATATAATGTAATCGTTATCAAAACTATCTTCTTGTACATACTCATCTTTATTGATAGAGTAGTAATCGTTGTTAGTTTGGTTTATTGTTTGGTCTGTGCAAAATACTTTGTCTTTGTATATTACTGCACTTCCGTTTTTAACTTCTAAAATGTAAAAATCGCCTTCCGTTAGTGTTCCAAAAACCGCATTAAAACTCATATAGTTTTTATCAGTAGTTGCAGTTGGTGTTACACTTACATTTGCGCCTGTGCTTTCACTTGTTAAATTTACAGTAATTGCACCCTCAATATATTGTCGTGGTATTATCTTAAAGGTCTTATTACCGCTTGTAGTTATTAGCTTCATATTAATATATAAACAAAACTAAATTATTTTGTATTGTATGCATATAAAAAAAGGGCTACCTAAAAAGATAACCCTTTAATTTAAAACCCTAATTTATTATGCAGTTGGGTCAATCTGTGTTGCAGAAGCATCATCAGTAATAACCGCAGGTGTTACAAAATAAGGTGGCGCAGTTTCTTGTGCAACCGCTGTAATTGTATATCCTGTTAAATCCCCCATAGCTGCACCTGTTACGATAGTTCCACCATTTACATCAGCTCCGTGTTCTAAGCCCATAAGAAAATAGTTTCCGTTATAGTCCTCGATAGCAATGTGTGGTCTTGCGTGTGCAATTAGTTTTAGTTCTTCTTGTGTCGCTTTGTCTTGGAAAGTCAAAGTTAAGTTTAGTGTACTTTCATAAAAAGTAGTACCATTCTCACGAGAAGAATTTATAGCGGTTTCTAAAGATGAATTTCCTTTTACATCAAATTGAAACCATTCTGGCGTACCTGCTAAAGCAGTAATTTCACCTGCAGCGATAGTTGCTTCGCCTAAAGTACCAAAATCAGCAAAGTAAATAGTTTTAATACCACCTACTGCGCTTTTGCAAGGTACTTTTCTTCCTGTAGTTAATGAACAAGCCATATTTTTAAAGTGTTTTTAAATAAAAAAGGGTAGGGCAAATTCCCCACCCCTTTCTACGTTAGTTAGTTAATTAATTTTAGTTAGCAGAGTTTGTGATACCATAAGTAACAATATCCCCAACTTGAGCATACTGTACACCTGCAGTAAATCGCATTACTACTCTTACATTCATACTTCCGTCTATTTCGGCTTGGTCAATCACACGCACCTCATTCATATCATTGAGTAAACCTGTGCCAAAAAACAAGTTAGATTTTTCAGCAGCGATAGCAGTATTGTCAGCTAAACCTGCGGTTGGGAAAATCTTAACTCCATCAAAGAATAAATCGCCAAGTACTTGGTTGTTTCCTTTGTTGTCATATCCATTAGCACCAACACCTGAAGCACCAAATCCACCTAAAGCACGAACATAAGCACGATAGATATTTTGTGCAACGTAAATATGCAAATCTTCCTTACCATAAACAGCAGAAGGAATAGCATCTACAATCAAACCAAGTTGCGCCACAACGTTTGAAGCATCTACAGTTGTTCCTGCAATTTCATTTGCAGCAGGTAAATCAGCATCTTCAGCTAACAATGTAGAAAAACCGTCAAACTGACCACCACCAACTGCATCAGTATCGCCTGTCCAAATGTTTCTTTCTGTACGGTCTGCTACTTTTGCAGCAACGTGAGCCAATACAAAATCAGAAAAGTTTGCAGGTAGATTATCGAAAGCACTAAAGCCCATTTGAGCAGCTTCCCAATCGCTATGCAAATCTTTCTTACAAATGTCAAGGTTTACTTGAAATTCCTCTGGTTGTAGGATTTTTTCAGTTAGTGTTAAAGTTCCTTGTCCTGTTTGAAAATCACAAGTAGCATCTCTAACAATATTATCAGTAGATGCTTTTTTAAGAACTGACTTAAATTTTACATTAGGCATTACAGTAATACCGCCTTTGTCTAATGTGTCTGCGGAAAGCAACGCTGCGGCTACATATTTGCCGCTGAATTCCCCGCTATAGCTTGATGATACAATGTTTACACTCATTTTATTTTAGTTTTTAGTTGTTTATTAATTATTAAATTTTGTCATTACTCTATCCAATGTACTCATTCTTCTGTTTTGTGAGATATTGAATTTAGATAGGTTTTGTTTTGTTTCTGGGTTAGCTTGAATTGGCTCAGCAGCAGGTTGGTTTAGTTCTTCTTGTACTTCCTCTGGTACTTCGCTTAATTCTACTTTTTCGTGTTTGCAAAGTTCTTCGGTCATAAGGTTTCCTAATTCGTCTGCGCTTAAATCCTCTTTTGGCTCTAACATTGCTTTAATTTCTTCAAGCATTGATTTAACCTCCGCAAGTTCTTCTTTAGTAGCGTAAACCTCTTTTTCTTCATCTTTAGCTTCAACCTCTACTTCTTCGGTTTCTTCTTCTTCCGCTTCTTCGGTTTTAATCTCTGCAATTAACCCCTCTTCGGCTACTACTAAAATACGTCCGTCCTCTAATTGGTATTCGCCAACAGGAACAGCTACTTTTTCATCTTCGGTAACAATAAAAATTTCCTTACCTGCCTCAAACGCTTCTGCCTCTAAAACAGTTCCGTTTTCTAACGCTTGTTGTTCTAACTTAACTTCTTCGCTAAGGTTTAGAACTTCTTTGATTTTACTAATCATATCGTTTGTGTTCATATTAATATATAATGGTTAAAAATTAATTTTGCATTTTTAAATATATCGTTGTGTTCTTTGTATAAAGAAAATAACATCCCAAATTAAAGCAGTACCACCTACTGCGGTTATTTTTGGTGTAACACCATTAGCAACAAAATCAGCATCAGTATAATATTGAAATAAACTGTGAAAATTTTGTGTTGTATCGTTTCCTTTGTAATATGCCATAGACTGATTAACTCGCTCTATATCCCCGCTACCCTCTAAAGAAAATTCTAAATGTGTATTATTTGAATTTGCAGCAGACGACTTAAATACAATAGTTAGTATATAAGCATCATTGGTATTAACTCCTAAAAACTTATTAGTTGCAGTATCATAAAAAGTATAATCGCCACTCGTTACATTATTACCTCCGTTGTTAGGTAGTGTAACTTTAACCCCATCAGCTAAATTTAATTTATTAGATGAAGTATAAACCGTATCGTCAAATCTATTCCACCCTAATTGGTTATAAGCTACTAAATCAGAAACAGTAATTTTTTTTGTTTGCCCACCATTAACAATAGCTAAAACGTCATCATTTGTTACAGATACAACTTCTGTTAATTCGCTTATTTTTTGGTTTGCCATTATGTTATAATTTTATCGTTATTTTCCTGAAGTATTAAATCACTATTTTCTTGTGCTAAAAAGTTAGGACTTACTGTACTACCTATGCCTTGCGCCCTTAAACTACCATCACAACATTTAATAGAATAGGTATTGTCCTCACATAAACACGCTCTACGCCCACCTTTTGGACTTGTTCTACTTGGTGTAAAAAATCTTTTTAATCGTTTCAACCCTGTCCTCTATTTAGTTTCTTATAGTTCTTACTTGACTTTAATTGACTTGTTTTGCTTTTAGCGTGTACGCCTTTACGCTTTACTCTTTTGCGTTCTATTTTAACCGCTACCTTACGCATCTAATTCTTTTAATTTACTATTTGCCCAACGTAATCCTGCCTTACCACCCCATAATAAATATGAAATAGTTCCACAAGCGGTTGTGTCGCTTTCGTCATAGTATTCCTCTGCTCTTGACAAATAGGAATACATTCGCTTAATAGTTTCTAAACTAATAGGTTTGCCTTGTGCTAATTGTTGCGCCCTTACCTTGCCTACTTGCGTTGCGCATTTGTTGTTTACTTTTTCGTTTAATTCTAAACCTCTTTTAGCGTTGTTCTTTACACCACTTGGATAATCGGTATAACTTTCCAAAACCATCTTTTTGCCACCCTTTACTCGCTTATCGTTTTTTATGATGGCTCGTATCTCGCTAAGTAAATACTCCGCTTCGTCTTGGTCTATTTCTTTTAATAGTTCATCACTACTAAAGTCGTTTATTTTTTCCTGTGGGCGTTCCATCTTATCAGCGAAATACCCCTCAATACTAAACCCTTTAACCTTACCTGTCTTTACAAACTCATTCCAGATTTGCTCGTTGTTTACCTTAACACTTCCAACCCACGTTCCTAAAGGTAAATCCATTCCGTATTTTACAGATTTGTCGTGTACCTTGTCCTCTACTATCCAACTTTCTACTAAACTAAGT